GTGCTTTTATGGAGATACAAAAGCCCTTTGTTGTGCATACTGGTGATCGCTCCAGGTATCGGGTCATTCAAGATCATCACGGGCTTATAATAAGCCCCCCTCCTTTTGAGCTTCCTGATAATCAGCCAACGACTGCGGTTTTTGATTTCAACGGTTTTCAAAGCGATAATATTTAAGCCCGTAACGCACCACATTAAAAGCACTAAACAGATTCAAATATACAACATTAACACAACATAAAACAAAGATAAAACATGGTAGCAAAATCTTGTAGGTTAAAAAAGGGGGAGTGCAGAAAAATTGCAGCGAAGTTCAACGTGGCGCCAAACTACGTCACGGCAGTAAAGAACGGTTCGAGAACAAACAACACTATTCTTGAGGCGATAATCGAGCAGATCGACTTTCAGAACCGGGAGTCCGCCAGACTCAAGAGGCAGTTAAACCGAATAAGCAATGCAGCGGAACGTATCAGCCAGGGAAACCGAGATCGCCGAGCTAATAAGCCACGGCAAGACAACTAAGGAGATCAGCACCCGATTGTGCATATCGGCAAACACCGTCGAGCACCACAAGAAGATACTGATGCTTAAAACCAACTCTCGAAATATCGCCGAATTAACAAGGTGGTACCTAACAAATCAATTGACATGACAACATACAAATTATCCGCAAGCCTCTTGGCGAGCTCGAGGAGTTCAGGGAAAGCCTTGAAGTTATGAGCGAGGACGAGGAACAGGACTTGAGCGACGACGAAGAGCGTTACAGTGCTCTGGAGGAACGCGGTTACGCACGCAGAGCTTACGGCGAATAACAGGAGGCAGGAAGATGACGATGAGCAGAAACGAGATCGCCCAGAACCTTACCCAGTTGGACGGGTCAACAATCGCCAGGGAACTTGGCCTGACCTGCGACTATGTGAGAAAAGTACTCAGGGGCGACCGCAAAAACGACAATGTATGGAGGGTGGCAGATGTTATTGCCCGCGAAAACATGCGGAGGCTAAAGGTAATTGCGAAGCTTGGCGGAGAGATAATGGCCGAGGAAAACAAGGATTAATTTAAACCAAATATCATGAAGTCAACAAACACACAAAAAATGTCCTGGGCGCAGATGATTGTCAGCGGCAAGGCTAAAAGCGAGGAGGCATCGGTTTACCGCGTCATGCGGGAGCATGGACCGTGCAACTTCAGAAAAGTAATGGAGCACACCGGGCTGCCCGTCAATCACGCGGTAAGAGCGATCAACACCCTTACGAGCGGCAAAAGAGGGAACAAGCTCGCAGAAGTGGCCTACACGGCACCGGACCCCAGCACCGGGAGGATCACGCAGCATTATCAGATTGTCCAACAGTTAACTCTTACGCTATGAACGAGGCAGGAAACAATATCTGGATTATCGAGATAACGGATTCGTTCCGTTTGATTTACTACCGGAAACTATCTATGATCAGCATCCGCCGGAGCGACGGCAAGTTATTTGAGCGGATCAACGATGTAAACGACTGGACCCTCAAACAACTCGAGGATTATATCAGCAATCTCAAAGCAAGTATAAACGAAAAAAGCCCCTCGGGAGCAACCAAGGGGCTTCATTACAAACAATTTAATTCTTAACCAAATGTCAGAAAACAAAGTTAGTGCAGAAAATGCACAAATGCAAGAGGCGGGCTTAGAAATAGCCAAGCCACAGAACCAGTCAATGGTTCAGACCAACGAGCCGGCACTCGATTACGTACAGCAAATCCTCCTGGGAGCCGGAAACATCAAAGAAGTTGAAAAGCAGCTCAACGATGCGCAGCCGATGCCGTTCGATCTTACCGAAGGGTATTGGAACCCGGGAGCAACAAACGCGGTTGGGGAAAGCAAGAAAATTCTCTTTCAGGGGATCAAGAACCTTTCTTATATGCGCGAAGAGACCGGCGAAGTGCTGGAGCTCGAAACCGCATACATGGTAGAGGTAAA